GGCGTTCGGATTGTCTGACGAGGAGTCTTACAAGGCACAGGACGAGATATTTGCGCCCTTTGGGGAGGGGTTTGACAAGATCAACCCATACGGCATATTTGACCTGGGAGCGTCATTCGACTACACCCCTGCACCGGATAATGCCGGGTACATAGGCACAGCACTCCACTATGTAGGCCAGTGGGGAGTGGGCATGCTTCGTCACATGTCAACAGGAGAGGGCGCTGCTGGTACGGTTAGGTCTGTATTCCGTAGCGCTACTAACATCCTTGGCGAGCGTGAAGTAGCATTTGGCTTCTCAGTATTCGAGGCGGCTAGTCAACAAGGCACAGCAGTCTTGAATGGTCTTGCTAATCTAAACCGTCCCGCTGACCACGAAGCCGCTTGGCAAGCAAGCGACAGCAACCTAGTAAATAGCCTTGGGCAAACAGCAGTGAGCATAGGCGTACTCCGTGACTACAACACATTGTTCTCTGCGTTCGACGGTGACTCACGAGGACGCTTCATGGATGCTATACGAGGGCCAGTAACCGAGATGCGTGGGCTTGAGAAACTTTCCAAGGTAGTGAAGTTGGACGACCCACAAGAGTCCATGATCCTAAGTGAACTTATACGAGGGTCAGGAGAGTTTGGCGGAGATTTCCATGAGAAATACATGGGATACAACAGTACGTTCATGGATACCGTTGATCCAGATGGCGATCACGCTGACGAGTTGCATAGGATGAAGGTCAATGGTGGAGTGTTCTGGAGTGACCGGGCAGGCACAGGCCACTTCAATCCCGAAGCAGGGCAACTTCTCGTGGGCAACGCTGACATGGGTGGTGTCATAGGCTTCCTGGAAGTTGTGAACAGAGATCAAGACAACCTACGATACACACGACAAGAGGTTATGGCTGCTAGGAAGTTCCTACTAGACCGGGACGAGATACCGCACGGCGCCCACCGCCTCATGAACACGGTACAGGACTTAATGGGGGACAAGCACCTTAGTAACCTTGATGCTGACGAAATACTTGGTGGCTGGCACGAGTTTAATCAACTACTACCTGGAGGTGACCCGCTTGAGTTTGCCGACGACTGGTACGATCACGCCCTAGCCTCTAATAAGAACATGCCGGAAGGTATGGTAGAGCAGTACGCTGACACAGTAAAGGACTACCTCGACTGGGCTAGGTCGAGCCCAAACATCAAGGAATCCCTACCGTCTATGGACCTGGAGGGGCTCAGTGATCGTCAGAAACTAACCATTGATCTCATGTCGTGGATCAGCATAGGTGCCCCCTCTGCCCATTCGGGAGAGCCACAAAGGAACAAGAAACTTTCGGACTTCTTCCCGACTACAGCGGAAGACCTAGTAACCGGGGCGAGTTTCCTTAGAGCAACGGGCATGTACATCAATACAGTGAGCGAGGCGTATGGGTATAGGTTTGAGTTGAACCACGATACCCCGGAGTTCTTGATCCACTTGAGGGACGAGGGCATAGTGCCAAAGAACCAGGCTGAGTGGTCAACTGAGTACGGACTATTCTCTTCACGTCTGCCCAGGACGGTACGCAGTAGGTCTGGTGATTATGGAAAGTCAACCCGTGAGTTCCTAGCGGGGAATCTGGGCATAGACACACGTGGCGTGGGGAGAATAGAGCACATAGACCCCTCCCTTACTGGGCCTGACGAACTTGGTAAGGTCCAAGAGAACAGGGTTAGACCGTACTCCAAGGAAGAAATGAAGGTCCTGACTGAAAAAGCACTCAGGTATGAACTCGCAATACTAGTCGATGACCCCACGATACTTGCGGATTTGAAGATCCCTTCACTGCCGTTCGCAACGAGAGGCATAGGGCACCGTACGAAAGTGGGCGGCCCTGATATCTGGATGCAAGACGAGCCGCAAGAGATGGGCATGGGTGCGTTCGCTAAGCCTGAACCAAAGAGTCGAGGACTTACCGGGGCAGAGGTAGTTGACGCACTCAGTGGAAGAAACGATATCCCTAACTGGGATAAGCACATGTCTGCACCACTGAATCCGGAGCAAATCCTTGGGGACATTGCACAGAAGCAGTTTGACGTAAACGAGCAGATGGAACGGTATCGTATACGACGAGACCAAGGCGAGGTTAGCCACCAATGGTGGTACCTCAAGAATGAAAGGCTGAAGCGTCAGTACGGGAGGCTGGAGAAGATGGTCCGTATGGTCCAGGTACATGGGCTATACTTAGAGCAGGTAGATAGAATGCCGTCCAGAGGGATATACAATGCCTCATGGGAGCACCATGCCAAGACGGTTGAGAAGATATTAAGGGAGATCAGTGACTGATGGAATAGAACAGCCGGGCATCTATAGCAGACGTCCAGGCTACGCTATACCTCCAGGTGAACGACTAGACATGATCGACGCCGCCAAGGATGGGCCGTCGTTCTTCTCCACCTTTGCTGCACACAACCGTGAGTACCTTGGCGTAGGTGGCGTAGTGTCACGAGCCTATACCAACCCTGACTTGCTTCTCACGGGAAACGAGCCAGTGGTTACTGGTGTATACGAGTGGGGCAGGGACTTCCTGTCACACATGACTGCGGGCACTGATCAGCACGTTGCTGAAGGTATCAAAACGTACCTGGACGACTGGGCTGAGGAGGGCTTACAGACATTACGCACTGACGTTATGGGGTACACGCCTACTGAAGGTGACTACACCGGGACGCTACCAAGGTTCTCAGACGACGAGCGAGCAGAAAGATTCATTGAACGCCTGAACGGAGAACTCACAGTAGAGGGTCGTGCTGCCCTTATCCGTATGTACGAGCAGAGCCAAGCGGACCGGGAAACATTGCATGAGTCCGGCATAGGGTGGCAGTTACTTGCTGGCTTATCGAGTGCCGCCTGGGACGAACAGATATACGCAGACTTCTTCATAACAAGGGGCGTACTCACCCGAGCCCGTGCTGCTGATGGTGCCAGCAAACTCTACACGATACTTGCAGCATCCTTTGCCGCCACTGCTGGTGCTGGTGCGACCTCCGCTGTGCGAGAGGCGATACTGTACCGTGGGATTGGCACCAGGACACCTAAGGAAGTCTACAACAACATCATATTCGAGACAGCCTTCGGCGCTATCTTGAGTGGTGCCGCTGCAACAATGTCCGTTGGCTACAAGAGTGCTGTTCGTCGTCGCTTCGGTGAAGATACAGTGCCAGAGGCGTTAGACAGTGCTCGCTCAGTAATGCTAGACAACATAAAATCCCGTCCAGCATTGCAAGGTAAGGTAGAGTCGCTGATCGAATCCCTTCGTGCGGGTAGGAACCTGGACGAAGACCTTGTTGGTGACGACGCATGGAACCAGATACTTGATGGCGTGAACAAGAACGTCGTTGAGTTGGTGGGCCTTAGGCGTGGGTCATGGGGCAACTTCTTCTTCAATAAGTTCTTCTTCTTCACCCCTAACATGCGTATGGCTATCAGCAAGAGTAAGGAAGCGAATCGTATCATCGACGTGTTCACCGACACTGCCCTTGTTAAGGAAGGCAGCGCACACGGCACAAGTCTTGAGAGATTGAAGGCCATGGTGGAACTGCACGCAGTTGGTATCCGTAGGTCGCAGCGGGCAATCTATGACAAAGCCAAGGATGAGGGTGCGAACTTCAGGCGTGACCTGCCTGTCATTGACTCAGGGTACGACCACTTCGACATAGCGGTGGAGATGGCATACCGGAGACTAGACAACAACTTCAACCCCAACCTGACGATCATGGGTGCGGACGGTAGTGGTTTCCAGCCATTCAAGACGAGCGACGGGAAGCAACTTAACCACGCTGCGGTAAAGGCTATCAAAGAAGCACGTAAGATGTTCGGCGAAGAGCAAGGGTTGTTCGACGACATGGTTGTACTCGCTGGCATGATGACACGCAAGGAGGTCACTGATCGTAAGTTGTTCTACGTGAAGACACATGGTGAGAACTTCGTTCACCGTATCATTGACCGACAGGCGGTAGGCCAGAACCGTGGAGAGTTCCTGAAGTTACTCAAGGAGGGGTGGGAGGACCTCGCTAGCAAGCAACGACCTGAACTAGAGGAGTCACTCGGACGCCTACAGAAGGCAAAGTCCGAAGCCATTGAACACTTACGTGGATCGGAGGAGGGACTTAATGATCTGGTGGAGGCTAAGGAGGAACTCCGTGCCGCTCGTAGGAGAATCCGTGAGATCGACAGGCAGATAAAAGAACAGAGAGACCTGGAGAGTAGTTCGTATGCTTCCTCTGACCTGCCCACTCATAAGGAGTCCGAGCGCAGCATGAGGGGCCTCTTCGGTGGATCGTACCGCTCGGCCAGGACAGTCAAGAATGATATCGGTGGCACTGTGGTTGTGGTGCGTAGGGGCGGGGACATCCACCCTGAGGTGCTTGGCACTGAGGGACTTGAGGATGGTTGGCACCTGTACTACATGCAAAAGGGGACAGAGACCACCGGGCGTGACTTGAAGGACACAGGTGTTAAGTACACTAAGAGTTTCCGAACCCTGAAGGAAGCAAAGGAGGTGATGTCTGACATAAGTGAGTTTGGCGACGAAGCGGTAAGCCGATTCGCTGACACATTTATGATCCAACCCGGCGACTTGGCCTCTATGGTTGTACGTGAGAGCAGGATCGACAGACTTGCTGCGGTTGCTGCTGGTACATCCAATATGCCCGGCCTGGAGTCGAAGAAGAGTTCAGAGCAAGAGTTCATTGACGAAATGTTGCTGCTCATAGGTGACTCCGACGCAGAGTCAAGCATAAAGTCACGCAAACAGTTTATCCATGAGGCCGACGAGGCTATCGCTGGCAAGCAGGGAGAGATAGACAACCTAGTGTGGGACGAGGACAAGGCCGAGGCTGTGTGGAAGGGATGGGCAACACCGTCAGAAGGAGACGTGCTTTCCCTGGTTCATACCGACCCAACAATGCAACGCTCCCTGCTCATAGCGGACAAGTACGTCGAGAGGTTCCTTCGTATATCCTCAGACGCACAGAGGCATAACTTCTACCAGGGGCTTGGCTTAAAGGTAGTTGCCTTCCATCGCCTTGCTCACGGGGACACGATCCAGTTCCAGAGGGAAACAAACCAGTTAATGGAGGAGGCCCACCGTATAGAGAGGTCGCTCCGTGAGACAGCCGACGACATGGCTGACGAGGAGATCGTAGCCAAGCACCTACGTGTCATAGAGATCGAAGACGAACTGGCCATACTAACCGAGACCCAACGTCTACGCATGGACGTACGCATGAATAGTTCTTATGGTAAAGAAGAACTACAAGTGATGCTGTCCAAGGTTACAAAGGTGACGGACGCATTACGCTCGGCACGAAAGGCTGTACGAAAGTTCGGTAGCGACGACGACGTGGACGCATTGTCTGCGACATACGACAAGGCATACAAGGCGTACACGAAACTTAGCAAGAAGATTTCCAAGGGTGAGGTGCCCGGTTCAGTTGAGCCTGAGGGCAAGATCCGATCCGACCGCATACTGGAATGGTCAAGCAGCGAGCCGCCCTCCTCAACGATCCTCTCTGCCGTATCATCCAACAGGAGTATACACGCAGAGGTCATTGCTTGGCGCATGTCTAGAATAACTGACCGTGTAATCGAAGAGCGTACACACGCATGGCAAACGAGTATCAGCCAACTACCACACAAGTCGGTACTACTACGAGAGTACATCGAGAACATCAAGGCTAACCCAAGCCAGGCTGCCAAGCACGGCAAGGTAAAGGACCAGGCTATCTCGGACCTGGACATAGTCCACCAGCGTATCTTCAATACATGGCAGCGGGTACCAGAGAACAGGCTATGGTCCGCTTCGGTCAACCTCGTACGTAACTACAACTTCGCCACCAACATGGGAGGCGTGACATTCTCTAGCCTACCCGACATTGCCATGGGTCTGTTCGTTGCTGGCCCAGGCCCATTCCTTGCTGCCACCTACAAGTACGGCTTGTACAAGTTAAAGAGGATGATCACTAGCCTTCCACCAGAAGAGAGGTATTGGGTTCAAGACCTAATCTATGCTCAAGAGTTGGTCGGCACGAACATGCAGGGAAGGGCTGGCTCAATCGCAAGTGTCAAGGCTGAGATGGCAGGGAAGAGATCCTACTCAGCGACGGATAGGCTAGAGCAGACAAGTGAAGCAGTCGCCAACGCAACCACCAACCTTATCCTACTCAACAGGTGGAACGGTTTCTGGAAGTCAGTCAACTCTCTTGCATCGGCCAGCCGTATATCACGTATCGCAGATGAGGTAGCAAGGGGTAAGAGCATTGATAGGTTCTGGGCCAACCGCCGGGGTGACAAGAGGTTCATTGACCACATGCGCCTGAACGAAAGGGACCTGCTTGACATAGCCAAACTGAATAAGAAGTTCGGTAGTGTTTACGAGAACGACATGGGAGGCAAGTTCTACCAAACAAAGGCGGAAGACTGGTCGGAAACTGTTGGTGTGTCACGGCGAAGGGCTATGGAACTGCGTGCCAGGGTGACCGCCTCCGTAACTACAGCGGGAGAAATGGGTATCATTACACCTGGAGCAGGCAACGTGCCCGGCATGGCAGACAGAACTATATTCGCACGTGTAATGCTACAGTTCAAGAAGTTCTTCATTGTAGCAACCGAGCAGTTACTCATACCACTTGCGCAAAGGATGGGCTCGTTCGACCTAACTGCTTACGGGACAGCAGCAGGTCTCATGGTGGCGGGCACCATGGTCACGGCAGGTAAAGACGCCATGCGTGGGCGTGAAACCTTTCCGCATATCTCGGGTACGGGCGGGAGAGCAAGGGGAAGCACTAAAGAACAGTACTACGCAAACGTGGCCAAACTTGCCATGAACGCAGTAGACAGAAGCGGAGCCATGGCCATACTCAGCGAGCCATGGGGCATGCTAGAGAGCACCACGTACCCGCCTAGCGACATCATTACCCAGCAACTACTAGGATCCAACACGGGTGGTGGGCTGAGCAGGTCGCAGCAGAAGGGGTGGGTCGAGCAAATGATGGGGCCTACTGTTGGCAAGTTGCACGAGGCTTGGTGGATGGGCAACGAGGCGCTGCAAATGCTAGTCGGCAGTAAGCCCCTAGACGCCAAGCATTTGAGTAGAGGTAGGCGTTTCGTACCGTGGCAAAACGTGTTACCATTCACCCTCCTAGTGGACACTGGGCTATCCATGGGTGACGCCTATGAGGCTCATAGTACAAGGTCACCTTGGCAGAAGAACTGGACGCCAGCCGACTTCTACTGGAAGAAGTTCAAGTTCATAGAGCACCGACTTGCACCCCTGTTAATGGACGTAGACTTCACAAGGTACACACCCAAGACTAGCATAATGGAGTAGGCAATGGAAGACATACTAAAGGAACTTATCTTGCAGGCGCCTTGGGGCGTGGCTATACTGGTAGTAGTCATGTCGTTCCTCAGGTATCTCTCCAAGTATAACGAGGCAATGACCAGTGCCATGAGGGAGAATAGCCAGGTAATATGCAAGTTGGCCAACGCCTTGGCTAGGCTAGAAGAACGTGTAGAATCCATGCAGCAAGAACTAAGGAGTAAGAGATGAAGTTAGATAAAGAGTTAGTGTCGATTGGTTTCGGGTGGCTTGTGATCGTAGTCGCAGTGTTGATCGTATTCACTGCTGGCTGTGAAGTCGTAAGAGAAGTGGTGCTCGATCCGGCGGGTACTCCCACTGGCGTTGAGCGGGTTGTGGTTGAGGGACCGGGTGGTGACATGGTGGCAGTCACTCACGAAGTTATCGAACGGCTCGCCCCTCTGCTACCGGAGCCTTGGAACACAATCTTGACAGCGCTGGCCGCAGGTTTCACCGCCGTGTTCGGATCCTGGGTGTTCAGGTCTAAGAAGGACAAGAAGGATACCCTTTACAGAGAGAAGAAGTAATGTCTGTTATAGGCAAGGCTCTGCGGTCCCTCATGAAGGTGGCCCCTGCTGGTGGTCGCACCCGTACGTCCAGGAAACTACGTGGCATTGCTGCTGTTAGGAAGGATAAACTCAAGAAGTTTAAATCCCTGCGCAATGAAATGGACGAGGTGGTGGGGGCTAACCCGTCTCAGGGGTTCAAGGATATGCGAGCCCAACTGGACGTGGCGATAAAGGATAGAAGCCCCTCGATTGCCAGCCTCAAGCGGAGGTTTGCTACGAAGAAGTACAGGAAGGGGCCACCGGGTCGGAGTCTACACATGATAAAACTAGAAGACGCACAAGGATCGTTGCACACATTGCCTCCTGGATGGGGGCGAGCGGAGCGGCTTGATAGGCGTGCGTCAGAGGCCCAGCGTAACGTTCGTATCGGAATGAACAAGGCCCGCAAAGAATACAACAATCACAAGGACTTCATCAGCCAGTACGACCACTTCGGAGGTCCAGGTAAGGTCACACTATCCGAAGCCATGCAACCGTTAGAGATCGGAGAGATGCTACTGCCTGAACAAGCACTCATGAGGTATGGACGGGAACTCTTTAGTATCAAGCACAACATGGGCGTTGAGATGCAAGTCTTCAAGCAACTGACTGACGGGTTCGGTACGCTGTTCGATGCGGGTACGAAGAGGGGCGGGATCGACCCGGCGCCTGCACGTATGGCACATAGACTCCAGCGCATGAAGAGGCGAGCAGTGAAGAAGAAGGTTAAACAGGCTGCCTTCGTAGGTGCTGGCGCATACGCAGCAACAAGAGAGAAGCACTAATGTCTATCATACGCAAGGCACTAAGAGGGCTTGGCATGGGTCTGGGCAGGAGTAGGGCCTCAAAGAAACTACGTGCAGTTCGCCGTGGTGCCACCTCTAAGCCCAGCCTCAAGAGCAAGTACGGTGCGAAGACACCTCGTACCTCCAAGGATATAGGCTGGACACCTAGTTCCTCCAAGGATATAGGTGTGAGACACCACAGAGGCACAAGCGTGACCTATGACCCCGACCTTCTTTCCATGAACCTTATAGCCAACGACTTCCCCGTCTCACAGATGGGCCGGGCTGCTAAAGGGCTGCCGATGCACACCCAGTCAACTATTGAGGAAGATTTCGGACGTGCGCTGGCGAAGTTGGTTGGGCGGCCTATTCCCAAGAGATCCCCTCGGGGCATCGGAGACTATGTGGAAGGAAACGTTAAGGAATGGCTCGACAAGGCAGGGATACAGCACCCAGTTCACGAGAGGACTTGGGAAACATTCGCTGGGGCAGCGCATGATCAGTCGGTTTCACTACGCAAGTTCTTCAATGAGTCAGCGAGGATTACTGGACAATCGAAACCCGACAGTCAAGTCGTAACAGATATGATAGAGGGGCTAGCCAGGAGCCATGGTAGAATGTCGGGCCCTCGTGATGCACTACAGAACCCGTTCGAGGGCATGCAGAATATAGTACACCGTGCATTAGAGAAACAGAAGCGACCCGAGTTGCGAGTCTCTGCCATGAATAAGTACCACGGACCGTCGTTTGATGCGCCGAGCATGCCGGGACCCAGGGGTCACCTCAATACCCCCGCACCTAGTCTTAAGTTAGATACTGAGTTCAATAAGGCAATGATCCCCCATGGAGGGACGCCCTCCGAAGTAACGCTGAAACAGTTTGGTAAGCCCTTAATGAGATGGTCCAGCCGACCGATGCAGTTGTCCGAAAGGCTACGTAGTTTCAAGAAGCAGAAGGCTAAGACACGTGCGAAGAAGGCTGCACAAATTGGCATGTATGCCGCAGCGGCGTACGGTACGGCTAGGTCTATCGGTTCGACACGTAAAGGCAGGGAGTAGTGCCTCAGCATAAGTGGAAGCCTTACAAGTGGTTGCCTGAGCGTAAGAAAGAGCCAGCCCACCGCAACATACTTGCGTCACTCCAGCACATAGAGAATGTCGGCAGGACCAAGGAACCAGCCTTTAAGGAGAAGGAACATAACAAGCCACCCTGGAACGTAATCATGTATGGCACACCCGAACAGGGCAGGCTTGAGAGAAAGGCAGCACTCCATGCCTTCACTGCAAACATGAGCCCACAAGACATATCCAAACTAGCACCCATGGTGGCGGCAGCGAGGGGCTACGAGGGAGGCGGACAGTACAACCCAGTCACCGGAGAAGGTGGGAGCCCAAGGCACGGTAATATCATGGGTGAACTGGACACAAGAGCAAAAGACGTCCCATTTAAGGGTTGGACGGATCCTGGTGCAAGCATGGCTAGCCTCTTGCAAGGGGCACTGATGAGGACACAGTTCGGGTGGGCGTCGAAGGCTACTCAGAATAGACTAAACGAAGCACGTGATGCAGGCCGACCTACTGGTGTTGCGGATATATTTCATGCGTTTGTTATACGCCGCACGCCTGCAAATGAGAGGGCTAGGGATACTGACCCGGGTGGTATCAATGTAAACGCATTGCCAGGGGGTGGCGCACGGCTGGCGGACATACTCAAGAAGCAGAAGGAGATCGACCGCTTCTGGAATAGCCAACCCAAGCCTAATAGTGGACAACTGCGGGGGATTCAGAGGTTTAGGGAGAAGGAACGACAGCGTGCCTTCGGTGCAAAGTAGGGAGAGGCCGATTGGTATTCAGCCCCTCCCTGTCCCTTATCTTCTGCGAGTCGTTGCGTGACTGAGCCTGTCGTTCCCTGACACAGCCCCACTCACCCCAGAAGCCTCGTTGCCATCGTCGTCCGTGTCAACAGACACACCGCACAGCCCCTGCACCAGCCACCGCCTTGCGTACGTGTGGAAGGAGGCAAACTGGTGGACACCTGTCTGCTTCGGGCAATGCACCGCAGATTCCCGGGTATCAGTGCCGTATGCCAGTACCGCTGTGATGTAGTGTCCGTCACGCTCACGCTTGTTACGCACGACAGTACTCGACGACCCGTCAGTGTGATTGATCTGCTCTTCCTCCACGTAGTCCATGTAAGAAGGTGACACCTCAGTGTGCAGTGATAGCCCATGCCTGGACAGCACCTTACGCACGCTCTTGAGCAATGCGCCAAGGCTTACGTACTTACTACTGAAGTGCGAGTTCTCCATGTCAGCAGTAGCATCAGCCAACTCACCCTGCGCCAAGGCCAGTGCCTCGGTTAGGTTCTCAGGCATTGCCACCTTTGCCTTCTGGGTTTGACTCTCTCTCTTCTGCGTCATAACTAATCCTCCATATCTCCAAGGGCCTCTCTCAGCCCGTCCTTTAATGTAGTCAATAACTTCTCCGTATCTGCAACTTCACGGAAACACCTGTCGAAGTCGTCGGTGACCTCCAACTGTGTTTCCCCTATGACAAGGTGAGTCTCCAATGACTCAGTCTCAATCTTACCGAACCAGTTGACATTCACCGTCACTGTCAGTTCAGCGTACTGCTTGCCAACACCGTTCACTATCTCTCGAAGCCTCGCCTCGTTGTCAAGATCCTTGAAGGCACGCAGTAGTTCCTCCCGGTATGGCAGTTGATCTTCACTGGAATCAAAGTCACGGTCAATCACTTGGATCCTCCTTGATCTTAAGGGATCGGTAAGTAGCCTCGGGTACCTCCTTAGTGTATCCCTTGCGCTTGCTTTTGTGGTACCTCAACACCCCGCCGTCATAACTACCCACCTCTGCATCTCCAAGGCTCTCAAGCAACTTCATCTTCGCTTGCTTCAGCACCTTGGCAGACTCACGGTGGACCGCAGTTGCCGCTTGGTACTCAGCAACCAACTTGTCGTCTACTGCTACCACCTTGCCAGGCATACGCTTCATGCGCTGTATGGTACGTGGCGCTGGCACAGTATGGGCAGGCGGCACCCCAGCAAGGACGTTATCCTTCCAGAAGTCACCGCACTGCTCAACTAGCCTGCTGATTATGTCCTCGTCACGATCAACCACGTATAGTTTGAATGCTAGTACGTAGTCAGGCATAAGGCACGGCACCCACACACGCTCAAGGCCAGTGACAAACATCTGCCACTGCACCTGAGCAATGTAGTATATGGGTATCTGGTCAGTCCGCTCTTCACCCCAGCCATCGCACATACTGGTAGTCTTTGCTTCTATGCCTTCATTGCCTCCGATAATCAGTGCATCCATAGTGGAACTAGCCCACTTGTGATCCTTATGCACCCTGAACTGGTTGCGCTTGACCTTGACACCGAGCGATTGGGCTGCGAAATCTATTACAGAATCCTCAAGAAGTACGCCAGCCTGTATCGCCTTGTTCACTGTGTCCTTGGTGTCCTCAAACGCAGCGGTCTTGTCGTAGTACACGTCAGACGCTGTCTTCCACGGGCTTACACCTATGATTGCCGGGACGTCAGAGGCACCGATATATCTCTTGCGCCTTTTACGATGTGTTCCTGTTAATGACACGACTCTTACTCCTTCGGTTACGTATCTGAATCCGTGCAGTACCCAATGAGACAGGTTACAATGACACTAGACACTATGAGTGCTAGTGCCTGGAATATAACCTGCTCACTGGAGAACCACATCGCAAGGGGAAGAACGGTCACGCACAGGAACAACATTACTATTGCCCCTGAGAAATACAACTACGCCTCCTCGCTCTTCATTAGCCAACGACTGTAGTCCGATACGAGCGAGACAACCTCGTCCTCTAAGACCCAGTCGCCTTGACGAGTACCGAGGTCCACACTTGAGTCTTCGTTGTCCGATAGCAACAGCGCAGTTGAGTACCTGATCAGCCTGTCCAGTTGAGGCGAGCACTTGCCTGTCTCGTAGTTGGAGACGGTCAACTTGGACACCCCGCACAAATCAGCAGCCTTCTCCTGAGTGAGGCCGTGCTGCTTACGCAACTGTCGCAGAGGATTGAACTCACCGTGACGCTTCATCTTGATCACACGCTTGACTTCCTCAATGTCAAAGGTTCCGTCTTCGTCTGAGAGTTGGCTCAATATCCCGGCCAACTGACGAGACCTGTAGTCTAGCCCCTCCCTGGTATCCGAACCGCTCACCTTCGTGGCTTCAACGCTTTCCATAACTCATACTCCCTTATCAATCGCATAGGCTCCACGCCGTACAGCATGGACAACCTTGTTAGTTTGTCAGTGGAGCAGCGCAACTTACACCGCTCATAATCACTGACCGTCTGTAGTGACAGGCCCATTGCCCGCCCTACTTCTGCCAATGTCAGCCCCTTAAGTTTGCGGAACTCCCACAACGGAGACAATGATCTCCACGTGTCTGTGTTGTGCAAGGTAATACCTCCCCTCTTGCAACCCTAACAGGCTGACCCTACTCCCGTGTTAATGGCTAGTTATGTCATGCTATGTGGAATAGGAAGGGGGGGCAGGACCAACCATGACCCTTTTCCCCTGGTTAAACCAATAAACCCCAGGAAGTGATCACACTTGCTCGTGTCCTGCCCCCGTGGAAAGGAGAGTTTCAGTCAGACCGTCATGGTTGGTCCTGGCTAAGACTCACCCCCGCTAAGAATGTCCTCCAGTCTGCGCCCCAAATCTAGCAGCACTTCAGGGCTCACGTCCAGGTCCGGTATCGAATGGCTCAACATGACCACGTTAATACCAGCCTTCACTAGCACTATCCTTGCCACCTCTAGGGCCAGCAAGAGATCGTCGTCGTCAATCAGGTTGCGGATAGGTTCGGTCGGGTCACCGGGCAACGGATCGTCGCTAGGCATACCCGTCCATGTCCCGTCCTCGTGACGCTCAGGCATTGTATCCCACTCTCTGCACGAACTCCGTCAGGTTGTCGAACATGAACCGTGAGTTCTTGTCCCGTTTAGCCGGACGACCAAGTGGCTTCAAGCACACGAGGCTACTGCTAGGGTCAAGTCCCCTCGAATCATTCGTCGTGCCGTCAATCAGAGTGTATCCGATCTCACCCACTAGGTCAAGCGCCGGGTCGTCATGAATATCAGGGAACTCACGGAACACCGCAGCCACGTTGCCGACCTGCGTAGACAAGACATTCTTAGTCCACCTATCCCTACTCCCCGCACTGAACGTCAGTTTGTAGTTGGAAGGGAACGTACTCCCCTCAACGTACTGAACCATGCGGTGGTAGTCTTTCGTGTAATCAAAGAACTTCACTGTCGATAGGGTCCTGTTGAAGTATGCGATAGGGCTATACTCGTCACTGTACCAGTCAAGGTCGCTACCCCCGTTGAGCCTGACCCATAGGTCTAACTCTCCAGGCTTGTAGCGTACCCCGTCCTTGGTAAAGCCACGGTCAGCCTTACGCTTGACTTCCAGTACCTCACACACAAGGCTCTCGTAAAAGAACTCCTTGTCTGCTATGTACAAGAGCGTCTTCAACGCCTCGTAGATATGAAGGTCACGGTACTGCAACCTGCCTGCGTACTGTGCTAGGCATACAAACTTACAAGTACAGGCGTACTCGCAAGCGTTGAACGACCTGACCTTATCAAGCAGGCCCTTGCAGTCCACGCCAGTAGCAGAGGCAACAGCAGCAACTAGACGCTTCCCAAGTGAGGTTCCTAGTGGCTCGTGATCCCCGGCCTCCGAGAAGAACACCATACGATAGAGTGACCTCTCAGGTGACAGGTACATGACTGGTGTCAGCACGCCACCCTTCAAGGACTTCTCTACCTTGAGGCTAGTGCCTAAGAGATTCTGAAGAACGAATGGTCTCCCGCCTGCTTGACGGAAGACATTAGGTACTTCCACATACATGACTCTACTCCTTTCCAGAGTATTCTATTACTCCCGGTGGGGTGTCATGTTAGATAGCAGAGGGTTAGGCAGGGGCACACGCCAGGTATCAGCCGCATGATACCCCTGCCTATTAGATTACCCTAACTCTCCGTCTACGGTGTGCCCGTAGTTCTGTGTGTCCGACCCGAAGACCAACGGCACGTAATGGGACGCCCGACTGGCACCACACGACATCAGGTAACTGTTCTCAGTGTCAGAAGCCGCACGATCCTTCACCATATCCAGCGTCTCGACCAACCTCCGCACCCTATTCGGATTGGGCACGTAGCCCTTCGCCGTGGCACCAAGGTATGACGTCAAGCACTGGCGTAAACCATACGCAGTGTGTCCACCGTCCTCCGTTAGCGAAGTCATTCGGCTCTCGTATCCCACTCGCAGTGCCTCGGGGGCACCGTGCTGTTTCGCCCAGTCCGAGACAACTTGTACTGTCTTGCTCAGCGACTTACCTGAGCACCGAACCGGAGACGCACTGATCACGTCCAGGAACTTGCCGCTTCGGACCTTACCCGGCGCTGGCGGCAGTGCAGTGACACCGTATGCGTCTTCTGTCATGCTCGGACGAGTTCTCCCAGTGGTACGGTCCAGCATTGGCGTCTTCGTCATCCAGTGCTGCCTTGCGGACAGTAACCTCAGACTTGTTACCTCTCCGTGGAGCACGTAGTGCAATGCTCTCGCAAACTGTGACCGATCCAACATGATACCGTCGAGTCCCTCAATGCTGGTGTAGAACGCAGCCACTGTCGAGCGTATCTCTGCATTCGTAGGCATTTTCTTCCACAGGCTCGTCAAGTCGATCTGCCCACCCTTGTGAGTGACGGACCAGTTGAAGAGCGTGGTTGTGTCGAAGATCTCAAGGTTCAAACAAGATACCCTGAAGATCACAACCTGGGCGTGGGCTCGACCCGTACCGAAGTAGTTATCGGTGACAACAAGGCTGACCTTGTAAAGATCGCCACGGCGTGGTGCCTCCGGGAGTGACACCATGAGGTCAATCTTCATACTGACACTCACGGGCACCCTCTGATTAGCAACCTTACGCCATACGACCTTGCACTCAATGCTGCCCGGGTCGCCACCGTACTCTGACTGTAGAGCAGTCATGATCGGGCCGAACACCTCAACGGGGTCGAGCAACCTGTACCTTGTGGATACTGCTGCTGCTGACGCCGTCTCACCGTCCGGTGCCGTGTGCTTGATCAACCTTGAACCTGATTGGAGATACTCATTCCCTTCCATGTAATGAGCCGGGACAACCTCAAACGTGCCAACTCCGGCACCCTCCAGTGTGGACCTCAACTGATTGCTTATGCAATCCAACATGACTCTACTCCCTTCCAAGGAGTACCCAGCACAATGCTGAGTGTATACGCAAGAGTCGTAACAGAGGGTAGTGACGCACGAGTCCGTTGGGTCTTAGGTCCTCAGTTGACACCTTACAGATACGCTTATAAGTTGTGAAGGTATCGTATGGGTGCCTTGTCTCTGGTCCCTCTTGACCATGTCGCTCGTGCGTCACCGTCCCAGGTAGTGGCGGGCCGACCCCGCTAGGCTACATTATCACTCCATGCTCCCTCCTGTTCGGCTATTGCGTATACACTCAACTCCCTAAGTAAAAAGGTTGGGAGTCCTGACTACAGAGCAATGTATCAAGCAGCAGAAGGGTACCGAAGCACCCGTGTACTGAGAGTCCGATCACTGACTAAGCGAATCCGCCTAGTGTAAAGACCGTTGCTTAACAGGTAGCACTATTACCTGTCCCCGTGTGTGGGTTTCTCTGTTCAGACGAGCCTATGGCTCTTAATAGTAAGCGTGTCGGAGGCGTTGTGAGCCAGGGTGACGCCTTTCGACGATCCAGTTCTCACAACCTATCCATTCGCCTGACTATGTTCTAGCCAGGTAGGAGACCAGTGCGGTACCTCGGGCACTGTTGTTGTTGCTTCATTCGGAGTGCGGTTGCAGTCAAAGGTTTGGGGGCTTTCGCCCCCTCCCCTCAGTCGTCCCACTTCTCACGGCTCAGTTCCACCGCTGCCTCGTGGGCCTTCAGATCGTCACCGCTCAATCGGGCACCAGTACTGAGCCTGATACCGTCCACCGTCACCGAAGCAGCCTTGTGCTTGACTTCGGGTTTGCGACTGAGTACCTTGGTCCTAACCAAGTCGTCGGGTCGCAACGGGTGGAGATTGAGCGGGACTCCGACTTTGTCTGCACGCTCCGGTTTGTTCACCCGTGACACCATTCGTGCCATGAGGTTGGAACGGCTCCGGGTGCCGCTGGACAGTGTCGGGAACAGATCATCCAGATCTGACATACCGCACTCCTATCTATGGAGGACCATATCGTAGGCACCAGATGGGGTGCTCTATCGGTCTCTCACAAACTCCATTATCCATGTACAAACTATTTGCGCAAGTATTTTTCGAGTCATAAGTATAGGCCAGTACTGCACTTATGACTATTAACAAAAGTTTAACATAGATTTTGGGCATTCAAAGTGGCAGTACACCGTTATCGGAACTTTACGTATTGGAAAGTGTTCGATTTTACTACACTATTCTGTGCTTGTTATGGGTTTGTTAGCACAAATGGCGTTAGTTAATAACATACGACCGATAACGTTAGGGCCGATAATATGCCATCCACACTTGCTCTGGTATGTCAAGACAAATCCGGTTATTTTCAGGGCCGATAATATACAGGGCCGATAACGTGTTATGTTCCGATAATATGTCCATGTTCTGATAAGATGTGGGGGCCGATAATGTTTCAGGGCCGATAATGTCAGGGGGCCGATAAGATGGCGGGCCGATAAGATGCTTGGGCCGATAATATTGGGGCCGATAAGATGCTGGGCCGATAAGATAAGGGCCGATAATGTACGGGCCGATAAAGTTAGGGCCGATAATGTACGGGCCGATAAGATGCATACGTTATCGGCCCTGTCGAGGGCCGGTAATGTAGGGCCGATAATGTCAAGCGCTCGCAGGATCCAAGGGCCGATAAGATTCGGGGGTCAGCCCCCCCACCGCCCAGGCGCATGTGCTATATATGTACGCCATCCCTGGCTAGAGCGCATTTCCGTTTCCGGCATAGAACTCCGCAATGATAGGTGTTTGCTTTCCAACATAGGCGCCAGTAATGTTAAACTCTATATACTCCAGCGCCTCTTCCTCGGTCAGTCCGCCATGACGAAGTATGACGACCAGGACGGCTTTGTCATAGATTGCCAGGACGTCATGGAAGGAACCACCGATTCCGACGAGTGCTTCGTCCATTCCGTCGAGTGTAAGTGCCTCCGGGTTGGCTGTATGTAGCCGTTCCTTGATCTCTCTGCACGTGTTCGTCATGGTTCGTCCTGCTCTATCATGGGTTGGTCATGGGTTCGTCATGGGTCATCCTGGTTGTAAGTCTAGTAACCACAACAACTTAAGGTACAGCCATGACGAAGTATGACCCTTTTGGGGGTAAAGTAATATTAAGGGATGGGCTTAGACTCTCTCTGCTCTGTACGGTAACAAGTCTTTAGGGCTGAAACCGTCATGGTTCGTCCTGCCCCATAATGACGCACTCTAGTCCAGCCGATCCATGAGTCGCTTCCGCAGCCACAACCACTCCCGACGGTAGCACCCTGTCAGGAAACGGGCTGTGAGATCCGTGGCTCTCTTCCTATCCCCTGCAACGGTTACGGGTATCCCCATGCTCATGATCGAGCACAGAGTCCCCTTGACGTGGTTCGGGGTGACCTTGCGGGATCTCCAGCCTCCCATGTCGATCTGATCCCACGAACAGTCAATCATTAGCATGCGGTGCTTGAAGTGCTTGAGGCGGTGCATTTGATCCATGAACCGATCCCTCTGCGAACCCACACACTTGATCAGGTCGTCCAGGGACTTTCTCTCGACTGTCATGTCCGTCTCGAAGTTTCTTACGCTATAATCCCCTGTAACAAGTGCGTGCTTGATCGTAGGGTTCTTGAACTTGTATGGCTTCTGCTCACGGGTGTCAACGACGATAATGCAAGGTGGCGGTTCCTTTGGGATATGTATCAGTGGATCCTCCATGTGTTTTATTAGATCTACATTTGGCACGACTTCTCCTTCTGTAAGAAAAATGGAGTGCCTCAGAAGCCCACTGAGACACTCCTACGGAGAGTACGTAATGATTAAACAAAACACTCTGGTCGTTGTCAAGTGGGTCGATATAGTAGGGGACGACTCCTGGACAACTCTCAAGGAAGCACGCCGTATAACCACCCACCCATTCGTGTCCATTGGTTGGGTCCTATCTCACACGAAGACGATGCTGGTGATCACCTCCTGCTATTCCCCAAAGGACGACACCGTGGGATCAGTGACCTCCATTCCGGCTGGTGCCGTGGAGAAGATCACGGAAATGAACAGGGTAATGAAGCCCGGTCCCCCGGATCCGACTAGTCCATCCAACTGATACGCTCCTCTTGTTTCTCTGTGATCCCGTGGAGGTACACGTCACCACCCCTCTTGCCCTTGTCGATCCTGCACCGATTGTCGCCCTCGCCGATCATACGACCGTGACTCAACCGTCCAAAGTTGTTAATGTTCAAGCCGGGCTTCTGACCCCTTCTCCTGCACCATTCAGTGAATGCCTCGTAGACCTGACTGATACGTACACGCCCAGTACTGAAGGGTTCGTACTTCTCATGGAGGAACACAGAGATCACGTCTTCACTATCCTTGTAGTCTTCCAGTGCTGCACGGCAGGCTTCAGGCTCCTCTAGCCCCTCTTGAAGGAATCCCTGAGTACCCTCGATTAGCCACGACATGATCTGGTCTCGCTCGTCATCCACCAACCTGCGCATAAGGCCCCGCTCTTGGGCATGCTCAGGGATAATGACCGGGAAGTGGATCAGGGCCATACGCCTCCATAGGCCGTGCGACATGTCGTTCACGGTAGGCAGGTAGTTCGACATGATGAGGAAACTGGTCACCGGACGGAAAGAGAAGTGTCTGCCATAAAGATGTCGTCCACTTATCAGAGCCTCACCCCCTGTGAGCATCTTGAACCGCTCGTCGTTTAACTGCGTGTTGCTGCCGAACTCGTGAACCAGACCCACTCGCTTCCCTTGGAGGCTGGCTACCTTTGTCTCGCCACCCTCGCCTCCTGTGAGCGTGCTCGCCGGAACTGGGAAGCAGTACTCGCCCAGGCACCCCTGAAGGATACCAGCCAGCACCGACTTCCCATTCGCTCCGTCTCCGAACATGATCAGGGCCTTGGAGTCACCTACGTTACCCAGCAGGCATGACCCCAGTCTCTTTTGGAGGTAACGGATAACGTCCGCCTCCCCATTGAAGATCTCGTCGAGGAACTTCAGGAAGCCCTCTGGCTTGCCACAACCAGCAGTGTAGTTACTAGGGAGTATGTTAGTTACGTGGTCGTCACGGTTGTGCTCACCTTGGTGGTACTTCCCGTCCTCGGTAAAGGTCAGGGTGCAGTTCTGGAAGTTCACCTTCATTGGGTCGTTGTCGAAGTCCTCTGCGTTGATACGACACTCCCGTACGGTTGAGGAGAGCGCCAGGATATCCTTGATCTTTCGGTATGTAAGGCTTCGGGAGCATAGGCTACTGAGTCTTTCATGAGCACCACCAGCCTCCCCAGCCTGTAGTCGAAGCATGTTGATGTAAGCACCCACCATGTTCAATGCTTCGTTCTCGTCACGACCCCAGTACTTGCCGTTATAGAGGAGCCACCCCAGGCCCTCTTCGTACTTGAGGTTGTCTCCACGCTCACTGATAAAGGAGATCGCTATCTCCCTTTCAATCGCCTCGGGGAAACTCGGTTCTTGATCGGTAGCCCCGGTAGCGTTCTCCTGGTTACGTGCATGGGCGTAGGCAGAGGATACAGTTGTGCCGACCTCCTCCGGGCTGAGTGGTGGACGGCAATAGACCTCGTTCATTCCCCAGATAACATTGTATGCAGTGTCCCTGGTGACTCCAAGGTTTCTCTGCCTTACAGCCTCACGGAAGATAGCGTTGTTCCGCTCACCGCTGTTGACCACCAAGTCCTTGTCGGGGAATCTGTGTATGGGGTAGGTGTTGCCCCTGGAACACAACATGTGGGTTTCGTATCGTTCCGGTCTCTTCATGTTGACTGTACCAGGGATACGCATGATCCGGGCAGGCTCGGCGCATTGAGGGTCCCCAGACATAGACTTCGACAGTATCTGTAGCCTCTTCTTGAAGTCCCCACGCTCGTCCATGGTACGTAGTGGTGCGGGTTTGTCTAGGCACCAATAGCAGTGTGCGCCACCTCCGGTAGACACGACGACTGTCGGGGCGGGGTATCCCGCCAATCTAGCACGTTCGTCGAGGGTTTCTAGGGTTATTTCGGGGTCGTCTACGTCAACCCATAGTGCTCTGGAGTGGAGTAGGTTGCCCTGTCCCCCATTCCCTTCTGCGGATCTACGAACGGCTACACCGAATCCTGAGTTGGACAACTGCGTTTGAGCCCGCTCGACTTGTGTCCATAGTAGGTCGTCGTCACCGTAGGCTAGCATTGTACTGAAGTTGCCTGTCGGGTTTGGGGCCCCGAACCCCCGTACGTTGATTATCTCACCTTCGTTGAATAGGGAATCTAATAGGTCGCTATGCATCGCCTATGAACCTTTCGTGTGGGAGCAGTTGTGCTACAAGTCCCCGTATGTGTAGTTTGGGGACCTGCAACTCGCCGAAGGGCTCGCTGGTGTGTGCCCTAAAAAGTTGTATCGTGACTGTGTCCTTGTCGATATGCACACGTGTGACAACGTCGTATAGAACGTCACCCATCATAGAACCCTTTCTAGAAGTTCCAGGAACCTACCCAGGGACTTCGACTTTGCGTGCCTCAGTGCGTGTCGCTTACAGTGGAACCTGTATCCTTCGTCATGGTGTGTGGGATACCAGCCTTTGCCGTCTTTACTGACAAGGGACGCCCTGGTATGGGAGATTGGGTTGTACCACTTCCTGCCGTACACCTTGTTCCCCTTGTTGGTATACCATTCAGCGAAGTCGGTCTCGTCACTGGTCCCGCATGCCGCCAACTCCATTTCACGAATGACTTTCCATCTGCGCTTCTGTAGGTTGTTGTTTGACAGGTGGCATATCGCAGCCTCTGAGGATATGAAGTCTGGCTCGGTGCGGAGTTTAACGAAGTGGTTAATGTAGTACATTAGTCTGGTTCGCCATTGTGGGGAGGTATCCCTGCCGTGGTCGAAGTGTCGGAGGTAAATCCATTCGAGGTCTTCTGACGACATAAGGGGTGGTACTATTTTACGGAAGTCCTCGATAGAGGGAAGGTTGAACCGGATCATGTGTGGGGTGACTGGGTAGTGTTCTCCTCTGCCGCACATCTGCTCGAATATGTGGTCTTCTATTTTCATTGAAGTCTTTCTAAGGTTTGGTGGCCACGCATCCACGGCGCAGCCACCGTCCTTATTCAGCGGGACTAGAAGGGTGTCTCCTGGGTTTCCGGGGCCCGAGTTTTCTTGGGAGCAGCCACGTATTCCTCAGATTCGGCCCACGCCTTGCACTTGACGAACTGGACATTGTTGCACTCGACAATGACAGCCTTCCGTGGTTCTCCGTCACGAGTCTTGTACTCGTCAATGCGGAGGGTTCCAGTGATAAGCACTGAGTCGCCTTTCACCAGATACTTCTCGCAGTTGTCGGCTCCCTTTCCGTAGACCGTTACGTCGAGGAAGTTGGTGTGCTTCCTGTCCGCTGAACCGAGGTTGTTGGCGATCCGGAACTCTGCTACTTTCGTTCCGTTCTTGGTGACGTCCGTCTCAGGGGAACCAACGAGGTTTCCTGAGATGGTAAGATTGTTGAACTGCATTGCAGTCCTCCTAACTAGGGGTACTAAACGGCGGGAGACCGTACCACGACCCTGACGTCCTTGTCAAACATTTTCTGAGAGTATTCATAAGTCGGTTCTGAACACCAACTTGGAGCCGACTAATCTTCTCGCCCCGTTGTCTGGCCTCTTATCGACGAACGCTTCGATCAGGAGAGCCAGGTCGTAGGTGCAGACAGGGCAGATGAAGTGGATCTCCGCCACGGCCTTGATAGCGGTGGGTGTGTGGTCGTATACTTCTCGGCAGCGGTCACACTTGAATGCCATGGTAGTTCCAAACGGAAGAGTTAATGTGTCCAATCCAGACCCGCCAAAGGTTAATCCAAATAGGCAGTCCGACTATGAAGACATGATGCTCCGTCTCGGAGTAAAGAACAAGTTGAAAGAGGCTGTAGAGTCTGGGCACTCCTTCGAGGCGGCATGTGAACTGGTCGGAATACCTTATGAGTATGCGTTCTCGGCGAGCCAGACGGACGATGACTTTCGTGAGATATGGCAGTTATCGAGGGCGAATGGGTCTGTAGATACGCTTCCCTGCCCAAGCACTGTGTGGCGAGACGGCCATGAGGTCAAGGCGGAGTTCTTGAACATGTTGGTCGAAGTCGGACTGTTCAATAAACTGGTACACATGGCTGCTCTTGCGGAGCCCGGAACTGTGCAGGGTGACAAGGTGCTAATGTTTTTCGGCAGGAGCGTTCTACCTCAGGTTCTGCCAAAGAAGGATGAGGACGACAAGAGCGAAGTGCGGCTCAACCAAAAGTCCGACAAGGAACTGGTGGAAATGTTGAACTCCTTACAGAGGGGTAGGCTTAGCCTAGATGGAGAATGAAGACCTGCTTCACCTCATTAAGATAGAGGAGGAACTGCTCAAGAGAAGGGAGAAGGACCTACTAGGTTCTATCTCTGCGAACGATAGGCAGCGTGACTTCATAAACGCAGACAGCAAGGAGACCATGCTCACTGGTGCTAACCAGGCGGGCAAGTCTACGGCTCTCATGATGAAGTTCACCTACCACATGACGGGTCTGTATCCTTCATGGTATACGGGCGTGCGCTTCGACAAGCCGATCCAGGCTGCGCTAGGAGGAGAGACTGCGCAATCAACACGTGACTTGTTAGTCAACCGTCTCATTGGCCCACCAGAAGACAGGGGTGCTGGCTACTTCCCAAAGGGATCATTTGATCCAGAAAAGGACGTCACCCGCATGACTGGCGGTGTGGCTAATCAGATCGACTACTTCAGGGTCAAGCACTTTGACGCTGACGGTGACTTCGACGGATACAGCAAGGCCTATGTGTTTTCTTACTCTACGGGGTGGCGCAGACTCCAGGGCTACTCACTAGACTTGGTAGCGATTGACGAGGAACCTGAAATGATGGTCTACGAGGAACTGTCTGCACGTACGAATGCTACTGGTGGATACGTAGACATTGCAATGACTCCCCTGCGGGGTGAGACTGAACTGTACTTAGTGTTCGAGGCTGCCACGGGCGATATCAAGCGACTGATCAACTACGACATAACTAAGGCTACGCACATGGCTGTGGAGCAGCGTAACCACTTGTTGAAGAAGTATGAGAACAACCCATTCGCAGAGGCACGTCTGTACGGAAGGCCTGTCGCTAGTCAGGGGTTGATTTACAATGTGCCGCACGAGGTGATTACCACTGCGGACTTCCAGGTGGGCACCTACCACAAGCAGATCATAGGGATAGACCTTGCGCACACTACGGGTAAGTGGGCTGCTGTAAAGTTATCGAGCGACCCGAACTCTGGCATTACCTACGTGGTTCAGGACTTCAAGTCTGAAAGGATGTCCGTCGCTGATTTTGCTAGTCGTTTGATAGGGATGGGTGGACGTGAGATCCCTGTGGCGTGGCCCCATGACGCAATGAGGGAGACCTCGTCTGGTACAGTTGTATCACAACTGAGGAAGTTGGGTGTCAATGTTCTTCCGGAGGCTGCTCATATGATAGACCCCATGACGGGGACTAAGACTCGTGCCTTAATGAGCGTAATAGAGAAGGCCTTGGACATGATGAATCAGGGCAACCTTTTATTCATGTTACGTGGAACTAAGGAGATCCTGACAGAGATGCGGAGATATAGGCATAAAAGTGGGAAAATAGTTCCAAGGCAGGAAGATCATTGCATTGACTCCTTGCACAAGGCGGTTATGATGCTACACCTAGCGAAGCCAGGGAATGCGAGGGCGCAGATGCGATCCTTCAGGCTACCTGAGCAGGACTTCTTTGGAGGTTAGATTGACCGAAGTACAAGAACTGTTAGCCAGGTTGAGCACAATGAAGTCTAGTCGGGCGAACCACGAGAACGCTTGGCAGGACATATCGAACTATATGATGCCCTTTAGGGGCGACATAACAACCAAGAAGGCTAAGGGCTCGCAGAGGGTCCACCCGGTATTTGACTCTACTGCCATGATTGCCGCAGATCAGTTAGTCAACTTCATGAAGGGTTCATTGCTACCACCGTCGCAGGACTGGTTGAGGCTTGTTCCCCCATACGACTTCACGCACGACGACGTTGCCAAGAAGACTTTAGACATTACGGCTCAGCGAGTGCTCGCTCAACTGGCGGACAGTAACTTCTATAGCGAGGCTACGTCTGTGTTGAGGGATCTGATTGTTCTGGGCAACGGTACTCTAATGATCGAGGAGGACACGTTAAGTCCTAACTCCAACAACGGTATAACCTTCGAGTCCGTTCCTATAGGTCAGATGTGGTGGTCTCAGGGTAAGGGTGGTCGTGTCATAATGGTCGCCCGAAGGTACCAGATGCCTGCTATTGACGCAGCCCGTTTCTTCAAGGACCCAGGACCAGACGCATTGCAGAACCTTTCCCAGGGTAAGCAAATGGAACTTGTTGATTACTATCAGTTTGTGTTCGAGAACGAGAACCGGGTGTTTGGTGGCCTACCTGCAAAAACAACCAAGAAATATCGGAGTCTTTATGTCAGCGAGACGGGAGGCGGTCGTATACTTAAAGAGGAAGGCTATGACATTCCTCCATTCGTCGTGAGTAGGCTTCACCGTGTAGACGGCGAGGAGTACGGTCGTGGGCGTGGACACTTGGCCCGTGCGGACGCTAGAGGGCTAAGCGAACTAAGGAGACAAATACTTATTGCCGCAGGCAAGGATCTCAACCCGCCCCTAATGGTTGAAGACGACAGTATGGTTGACATGGACCTGACCAGCGGGGGTATGCTAGTAACACGACCACCCGTAAAGATATCCCCGAACTACCTCCGCAGTGGCGCTGACTACGCTGCTGCCGACAAGATCGCCAGAGACGACCGTGACCAGATCCGACAAGCGTTCCTCTCCGACGTTCTTGCTGAACCTGCCAGTCAGCCCCGTTCTGCTGAAGAGTCCAGGCAGCGGCAGGCTAGGAGCCTTCAGAGACTTGCGTCCGCCGCCGATATCATTAACGACGAGTTCCTTGGTCCAACAGTCCAGTCTGTGATTGGTATCATGGCGAGGAATGGTAAACTCCCCGAAGCGGAGGCTATGGCTTCTGCGGTAGGAGGCGAGGTTCAGGCGGTGGTGCGATTTGCTTCCCCCTTCTTCTCTGCACAGAAGCAGGAATCGGCTGGACGGGTTATGTCGTTCTTGGAGCGCAGGCTTGCATTGTTCCAGGCGACACAGGATCCTGCATATATCGAGGACATTGACCCGGACCGCTTACGCTCCTTTGATAGTAGGATGTCGGACGTTCCGGCGGAAATCTTTAGGAGTCAAGAGGAGATAGACGAGATCAGGCAGGCACGTGCTGAACGTTCTGCCCAAGAGCGTATGCAGCAAATGGAACAGGACTCACCGCAACAAGGGGGACAGGGTGGATAAGTTTGACGCTCTCATAGGCGCTCGCTCCGGCTTCAAGGGTCAGGAGTTAGTGGACTTCAATAAGGGTGCCAAGGAGGCTGCGGCCAAGGGTGCTTTGTCTGGCTCGGTGACAGCAAGTTATCTAGCGCCTCTACCATTGAATGTCGCATACAAGGCAACGAGAGTGGCGTTCCTTGGTTTAAAGAACTGGAAAGTGGCGAGAGGCGCCAAGGTGATTGGGGACGCAGCGGCGGCACAGAGCAGACTAAGCAACCCCAAAATGCACAAGGTTATTAGTGTTGCGGGAAAATCCTTAGCAAGGTTTGGGAAATTTATGGAACGAATGACTAAGGCTGGACGCAATGCAAATGGTCTCCCTAGAGGATCAGGTCCACCTAGAGATCTCCGCCATCGAGTAACCCAAATGGTAAGCGAAACAGCAACCAGACTCTTGACTGCTCCAAAGCCGTTCGCAATCTTTCGTCCAGGAACCACAGGCGGAAGAACTCTGCAATCGGCCACCCAGTTCCATAATAAGGCGAGGTGGGGGCAGAAAATGCCCACTGTACGAGTGATCCCTCAGGGCACCGATCAGGTCGGAATGCTGGTCGCCAGCATTATGGGTAAGTCAGATAACCATTTTAAAAGGACCAGGGCGGGGCTAGGTGTACTGGACAAACTATACTATGGGGCTGCCAGGAAAGTCGGGACGTCTGCTCCTGTTCTTTTCGGTAGGGTCCAGTTAATGCGAGAACACGTTTCCAATAACACGGCTATTGGTGAGATGAATAATAGAAGCCCTCGTCCCGTTTCCCGAGCGTATTCTACCCAGCCCCCGTGGTATGACAAGCATATCCCAAATCCAGGCTGGGGATGGAGAGAGAAGAATGTTACTAAATGAGGCATACCTTGCTGTATTTGATAACCCTGCTGGCGTGCGGGTTCTAAAGCACTTAGATTCCATGTTCGGCGCCAGGGACACGCTGGAGCCTGAAGAGTTGATAAACAAAAGCCATGAGTCTGAGGGGTCTTTGTCAAGAGTCCCTATAGACCCAGTTGCTATGGCTAAGAGGCAAGGATTGCGTTCTGCGTATTGGAAGATATGCGCCATGATAGAGAACGCTAGAAAAGAGAAGAGCAGTGGATAATAGCGAGGACCCGGTGGCCGAAGATAAGATCCTGGGCAAGTTTGATAACGTGGACTCTCTTGCTAGGAGTTACCAGGAGTTGCAGAGTCGTATGGGTAACTCTGTTCGTATCCCGAATAATGAATCGTCCTCTGAGGAGACAGCGGCGTTTTACCAGAAGATGGGAATGCCGGAATCTCCTGACGGTTACACAGTGGGTGAGGGTATGGAGGAGATGCTGGAGGGCTTCAAGCCCATGGCGCACTCTGCCAACCTAACGCAGCGACAGTTTGACCACTTTGCCAATGCACAGGGTGAGGCAGCAGCAGCGGCGGAAGAGTCACTGAAGGCTTCAGAGGGCCGACTGAAGGGTAAGTGGGGAGACAACTATGAGATGTCGCAGGGGGTAGCAGCGGGTGCGGTCGAAGCCCTTTCTGAACACAGTGAGACTCTAGGGGCGGTGCTGGCTGGGGTTGACCTCCGTGACGAGGGATCTCATGAGTTATTTACAACCATCGGGCAACTGCTCATGGATGGCAACGCACCAACACAAGGTCAAGGAGACAGCATGGCTGGAGAGACTGATGACATGGCTATTGCCATTCGTGTCCGGGAACTAATGAAGACGAAGGCGTTTTCTGACATACGGGACCCTGAGCACGAGAAGACTAAGGTTGAGTACTATGAGAAGATCACCCAGTTGGTGAACCGTGGCTATGAGGGAGTGTCTGACGCTCGCCTCAAGCCGAACCCGTTCAGGGGGGTGGGACTTGAGTAACATTAGTGTTGGAAAACCTAAAGAGGTACTTGACAAGGATAAGGACAAGAAGTAATCTAGCAATGCTCCATAACCTTCGGGCGGGGCTGGCACCAGGGAAGACTGGCGAGTAGGGTAAGCGTAGTTACCAAGGTAGGCCCATATGTTTGGACAACCTTCCGTAGCAAACTTAATACTTTGTTTGGAGGAAATGTCTAATGGCATACGTAGGATTTGGCACTGGTTCTTGGCCCGGCACCACAGGTGACGGCGTCGCTAACAGTGCATCTAATAACTACACACAGTTGTTCAAGACCGCTTATGCGGACATGATTCGACTGAAGGCGCAGACCTTACATTCTGCTTTGTCTGATACCTGCATGCCCGAGGTACTTCGTGGTGACCCCCTGATGCTTGACTCGTACAAGTCTGTAACCCTGACGACCCGTGACCGTGGTCAGCAGTACGGTGCCGACAGTACTGGCGGAGACAAGGCGTACAAGGAAACCGACAACGAGCGTAGAGAACTTCGTCCTGAGTTCCATGAGTTCGCTGAACTCTTTGATCCTCGTGACGAGCGTGCTCTCATGCGTGCGATCCAGCCTGACGGTGCTTATGTTGCCAACGTGGCAGCGGCGTTCAACCGCAAGAAGGACGAGGTTATCCTCAATGCCTTCAGGGGTCCCGTGACTGTCAATGGTACGGCTTTCGCAGACAGCACCACCGTTGCGTTGCATGCTTTCCGCAAGGACTGCGATCTCGCTTACGGTAGCACGACTGCGATTGCTGGCGGACTGGCAGCGGGTTCTTCTACCGACCTGCTTGGTGGACCCGCCGATGCGAGTGCTCCCGATGATAACTCAGCGTCTGGCGACAACATCGGCGGAACTATTGGTGCAGCCGCAGCCGCTGTCCTTGCAGCAGAGACTTACACTGGCGGAGTGTTACCCGCCTTCTCCCTTACACAGGAGTTTGGTTGTCAGCAGATCGTCGAGGGTGACATTCAGACCATCGGCAGTACTGGCACTGGTGCAGGAATCGTTGGTACTGATGCGGCACAAGGGCTTCACATCAAGAAGTTGTTGACTGCCCTCAATGTTCTTCAGACGAACGGTGCTTGGCAGGGACAGCGCATTTACGTTGTGCTTCACCCGGATCAGGTAAATGACTTGATGCACGAAGTCCAGTACACCAGTTCAGACTACAACGCACTTCAGCCGCTCATGTACGGGCAACCTGTTCCGTTCCTGGGTTGTGAGTTCCGTGTCTGCAATCAGATTCCGCAAGAGACTGTTCTCTCCGGCGTTGGTGCTTCGGCTCTCCAGGATCCAGCCTCAGCCAATAACGCATACGCAACTCTGTCCTTCGAGACGGCCACGAACGGTCGTTACGTTTGGATGTACACGGAGGATGCGAACATCTTCGGCATGGGTGACGAAATGACGGTTCGATTCGACGAGATCCCAGACCGTGGGTACTCCTTGCAGTGTTACCACGACTTCAGTCTTGGTGCCGTTCGCATGGACCCCAAGAAGATGGTTGCGATCCCCTGTCACAAGGGAACTGCCGCAGTAGCCATCGCCTAGTTTGATTGAGGGGACCCTCGTGACAGGTAAGACACATTACTGGTCGCAAAAGTGCTTGTCACTGATCGGTGGTGCATCGGTCACGGGGGTCACTACGACATGGATTGCTCTTCTCACTGCGAACCCAACTGGGGACGGTGAGGCTGCAACGGATTGCCCGGGTCTAACCAGGACCCAGGTATACACGAGTGGCTCCACTGCTCCGTACTGGTCGGCGGTGAAGTCAGAGGGTGACAAGAAGTTAATCGACAATGTAGGCACTGTGTCTTGGTTTGCCGGAACAGCCGAGAGTGGTTGGACGCAAGAGATCATTGTGGGCATAGGTATTTACGATGCTGCTACAGTTGGCAATCTGCTATACTGGGAAGCACTTGACGCAAACATAACAATAGCGCCGGAAGAGGAGTTAGCCTTCGGTACTGGCGCAATAAAAGTGAGGGAAGACTAATATGGGACTAAGTAACTTAGGCGAGCAGGTTTCACTGAACAGACTGTTCTCTGCGGACCAAACCCCAACAGCAAGTACGGTACAGGAGGATATGGGTCCAATCGTGGCGTCCCCAAATACTGTAAAATACTTCATTCACTTGCATGCCGCCACGGCTACACCAGCGACCGCCCCAACCGAGTCCGACATGGGGACTACCTATACAGGGAGCGCCAACTCTCCTGGCGTGGTGTACGCAGCACAACAACTCACCTTCGATCCGTTGACTGAGGCTACTGGTACTGCCACTAACGTTATTTCCCTAACCAGCACCGTGACGTTCACGACTTCCGCCGCATCCGACTGGCCTGTTATCGCCTACTACTCGATCCATGCATGTGCAACGGCAGCAGCAGCGGCCACCGCCAATATGATCTTTTACGGCACCTTCGCCACTCCTGCTACTGTGGGCCTGGGAGATACTGTGCAGATCGTTTCCGGTGGTACTGGACTTGCCATAGCCGCAGAGTAGACCTCTTGTGGTTGCATAAGGAGGTCGAGGGGTGACTGCACATTTAGGATCCAGGGTATGTGACAGCAGTCGGGCAAACATATCAGGTGTGGGTCTCGATGCTGACTATACGCTAGTGTCGGGAGATGCTGGCCTGTTCATACTGGCATCCTCTGTAGAGGACGGTGGTTCCGAGTTCCGTGCAGGACAGTCGCACTCTCTCCAATGGAGGGTGCTTCCTAGCGGAACCTTCGCAACCTTAGCCTTGACGAACGCTACTGGCCCGCACCTTGACAACGCCACTGGAACCATAACCAACGGAACCAATGTGGCGACCGGGAACCGAAGAGGCACCCAGGCCGATGGACCTAATAGCGATGGGTTCGTTGCTAGTGGTAAAGAGTTCACAAGTTCGACCTCGCAAAACTACGGGGCTGAAGTCAAGGACGCACAGACTGAAGCCCAATGGGCGATAGACATGGGGAACTGCCCAGCCAGCACGGACTATCAGTTCCAATCTTCATGGGGCTCAAAGAACGACGGAACCGCTGCGTTCACCCTCATGACGGTTACCACTCCCGCTGCTAGTGGTGGCACTGCTCACACCTTCACAGAAACAGACAGTTCCACTACCTCAGACACACTTTCTGCAACCAAGGGTTCCAGCGAGACCAGT